GACAGACGATGAACGCGCCTGTCATTTTTTTATCGTCTTACCGTCCGCTCCAATCGGGGCGGCTTTTCTATTGATCGGAGGTGACAAATTGCAATCAGACTTTGAGCCGATGATCTATCAATTCGACCGAACGATCAAGGTTTACCCTGTGGGAGATCTTCACATCGGGGCTGCGGAATGCCTTGTCTCTGCGTGGAAGCAATTCAAGCGTCGCCTTGCATCCGAGCCGGACAGCTACATCACCATCGGAGGCGACATGCTAAATAATAGCACGCGCTCCTCCGTGTCAAATATCTTTGAAGAAACCATGCGCCCGGCAGAGCAAAAGAAGTGGCTTGCCTCGCAGCTTGCCGATGTGCGCGATAAGATTCTGTGCGTTGTCAGCGGGAACCATGAGGCAAGATCAGGCAAAGACGCAGACGACCAGCCACTATATGATGTATGTTGCAAACTCGATATTGAGGACAGATACCGCGAAAACGCGGCGTTTTTAATATTACGAATGGGAAAGAAAAACGGAGATGGTATAAAAAATCCGACGTATACCGCCTGCGTGACTCACACCACCGGTGGAGGAATATACACCGGCGCGGCGGTTAACCGCAATGAGCGGTTCGGGATGATCGTTGACGGACTTGATATTTTAATCACGCATCACGTCCACAAGGGCATAGTGACTAAACCGCAAAAGATCTTATTTGACTCACATAACAAAAAAGTGACCGTAAAAGATTTTACATGCGTCAGCGGGACAAGCTGGGTTGAGTATGGCGGATACGCATTGCGTAAGGGATTACAACCAGCTTCCAACACTCGCCAGACAATAAATCTTTACCGCGACCATAAACAGGTTGAGGTAGTGTGGTAATTATCGACGACAATAACAATTCGGTTGTGCCCGGCTCTGTCGGGAGGGAATGTACGCGCCAATAGCAGGGTGGGAGCAGGCGCGTGAAAATTAAAGGAGGTCAACGTGGAACAAGACGCTTTAAACACGGTAACAACTGGGCTGCTTGTATTCTCTTTTCTATTATTTGATGCGGGGTGTGCAGTGGTAGCTAATCGGGTTCATATCCCGAACGTCGTGGGTTCGAATCCCATTCCCGCAACCAATAGCCAGCGGACGCGCTGGCGCAATCCCGCAGGCCTCTCAACGATGCACACTTGCGGGCTTTCTGTGCGGGACGATCGATTGCAACGGTCGCCTGCGATATATTACAGGGTAAAAGCCCGGCCTCGACAACTCATGCTGCCTCCTTGCATGGTGCCGGGCTGCCCTCTTTGACAGGAGGATGTATGCCTAAGCGCCCGGCGGTATTGAGTCGGCCTAGTGTTCCATCAATAACATCTCACACGCCGCGCAGACGCACGGCAGACGAATTGAAGCTATACAGTACCGCACGCTGGCAGGCCATGAGATCAGCACAGTTAGCGCGCTTCCCCCTCTGTACCCAGTGTGGGGATATAGCCACGGTTGCGGATCATATACGCCCACACCGCGGTGATCGTTCGTTGTTTTACAACTCGGACAATCTGCAATCCCTGTGCTGGAGGTGTCACGCCATTAAGACTGCTCAAGAGGACGGATCATTCGGTCGATCCCCACAGGCCCGGACCCGCGTTGTATTGGTTTGCGGTCCTGCTGGATCAGGCAAGACGACCTATGTAATGCAGCGCATGTGCCCGGGCGATGTTGTGGTCGATGTGGATGCACTGCACGCCGCGCTGACTGGCAAACCAATACACAACCGAGACGATTCTGTTGTGTCTTTCGTGCTGTCTGTTCGCGATGCCATATACGACCTTGTCGCTCGGTCGCTCCAGTCCACCGTACATACCGCATGGCTCATATCCTCCCTCCCTGATCGGCAGGAGCGGGACCGGGTGGCGGCACGGTTCGGTGCGAAAGTTATTATGCTTGCTGTTCCGCAGGACGAATGCCTGCGACGGATTGCGGCTGATGAGTCAAGACAACAATCCAACATCAACTGGCGAGATATTGTCAATCAATGGTGGAATCGATATGAACCAAGCGACAAAGACGAGCTTGTCTGAGCAGCGCAAGGGGGAGGGGGTAACAATTCCTTAACAAGTAGAGCCTAAGAGCCACGCGCCCAGCGAAACGAGCAAAATTCTCCCCACCAAAAGTTTTTAACAAGGAGGCAATAAATGAGGATCGAGAGGATTCCGGTCGATAAACTTAATCCGGCACCGTATAACCCGCGCAAAGACTTAAAACCGGGCGACGCGAAGTACGAGCATATAAAGAATAGCATCGACACGTTTGGCTATATCGACCCGATCATCTGGAATAAGCGGACCGGGAACATCGTAGGCGGACATCAGCGGTTTAAGATTTTAAAGGCGCAAGGCGCAACTGAAATCGAGTGCGTTATTGTCGACTACGACGAGACAACCGAAAAAGCCGCCAACGCAGCGCTAAATAAGGCGCAGGGCGATTGGGATATGACGAAGCTGGACGCGCTGCTTGCAGATCTGTCGCCGCTGATGGACATGGGGCAGTTTGGTTTTGAGATAAATTTACCACATGATTTAGTCGAGGACGATTTTGACGCGAACAAGGCGCTGGAGGAAATCGAAAAACCGGTTACAAAGCTGGGCGATATATGGACGCTCGGACGGCATCGGCTGATGTGCGGGGACAGTACGGACATTAGCAATGTCACTCGGCTTATGGACGGGCAGAAAAGCAAGTTACTCTTTACCTCGCCGCCATACAGCGATATGCGTGAGTACAACGGTGGTAAAGACCTGTCTGTTGAAAGCATCGCGCAGTTTATTTCTTGCTACGAACCGTTCACGGCGCTACAAGCAGTCAACCTCGGCATCCAGCGCAAGGGCGGCGAGATCTATCCATACTGGAATGCCTACATCGATACGGCGAAGAAAGTCGGCCTGAAGCTGCTGGCGTGGAATGTGTGGGACAAGCTGACCTGCGGCAGCGTCGGGCAGCAGAAAGCCATGATACCGATTCGGCATGAGTGGATATTTTGCTTCGGCAAAGAGCCTGTGCCGGTCAATCCGACATGGCGCAAAAAGGAAGCCAGCATCTACTCCGGCGGACGCTACAACAAAATCCGTCAGGCGGACGGCTCCTTTCGCATAGCGCGGCGCGGCAATGAAACCGGCGCGTTCAAAAAGATGGAGAGCCTGCTGGAGCTGCCGGAGCAAACCAGCCTTGAGTCGGTCACAAAGCAGCTCAGTGAAAAGGGCAAAATCCGAGCCGAGCATCCTGACACCTTCCCTGTGGCGCTGCCATCGGAATACATCGTCGCTTTTACCGACGAAGACGACATCGTGGTCGAGCCTTTTGGCGGTTCCGGTTCGACTCTTATCGCCTGCGAGCAGCTTAACCGCAGCTGCTACATGATGGAACTCGACACCAAATACTGCGACGTCATAATAAAGCGCTGGGAAACCCTGACCGGACAGAAAGCGGTGCTAAATGCCTAGAATGTCGCCAGAGCACGCGCAAGTGCTTAAAACGCTCTATGATGACGGGCGGTTGACCCAGCATGCAATAAAGAGCATCCGCGGGCAGATCCGCGATATGGAGTGGCAAGAACGCGAGGACTACCTCAAAAAAATCATTAAAAAGACAGCAGGAGGTGACAAGCATGGCCGGACAGCGGCAGCCGATCAAATTACTGCAGGCAAAAGGGCGCAAGCACCTGACAAAAGACGAGATACGGGAGCGGATGCGGCGCGAGGTAACTGTGGAGACCGACCATGTTACTCCGCCTGATTACCTGTCTAAGGATATGCGCGCCGAGTTTGAGCAGATTGCCGCGCGCCTGATTGAGATCGGCATACTGGCCGATATCGACGCGGACGCGCTGGCGCGGTATCTATTGTCTAAGCAGCTATATCTCAATTACACCACCAGTCTTGCAAGGGCCAGTAAAACAGGAGACGTGGACGCGATTGGCAAATTGTCCACAATTCAGGACAAGGCATTCAAACAGTGCCGCGCATCCGCCAACGATCTTGGGCTGTCCATCACGTCACGCTGCCGATTGGTAATGCCTAAGCAAGAGGAAAAAGAGGACGATCCAATGCTGAGGCTGTTGGAGTCGAGGAGCCGTGCGTGACGAGCGGGCGGGGCGGTTTGTCTGCGATTTTATCGAGTGCTTAAAGCACACTGACGGCAAGTGGGCGGGCAAGCCGTTTGAACTGCTGGAGTGGCAACGGCGAATTGTCGGAGATTTTTACAGCGAGCTAAAAGATGACGGATACAGGCAGTATCAGTATTTGTATCTGGAAATCCCAAAGAAAAACGGCAAGACAGAACTGGCCGCCGCCCTCTCTCTCTATCACCTGATAGCGGACGGCGAAAACGGCGGCGAGGTTTACCTGTGCGCGGCGGACAAAGAGAACGCCTCCATCGCGTACAGAGCCGCTGTGGGCATGGTGGAGAGCAGCACGGCGCTATCCGGTATGTGCCGGCTTGGGCGCAGTACAAAGACAATAACGCACACGAAAAGCGGATCGATCCTTAAGGTTATGTCATCGGACGCATTTTCAAAACACGGGTACAAGCCCTCCTGCGTGATTTTTGATGAGCTGCACGCGCAACCGAAGCGCGACCTGTGGGATGTAATGACCTTCGGCGCAGGTTCTGCTCGCGCTCAACCGGTTTGGATTGTTTTGACCACAGCGGGAGATGACCCGAATCGCGCCTCTATCGGCTGGGAAATCCACGAAAAGGCGCGGAAGATACTGACTGGCGAGCTGATTGACCCAGTGTGGATGCCCGTTATCTATGGGATGCCGGACGATCAAGACGAAATTGATCAAATTGACATATACGACGAGGCGCTGTGGTATAAGTGTAATCCGTCACTCGGACATACGATCCAAATCGATACACTAAGGCAAGAGGCGCTTAACGCTCAACAATCAGAGGGCGGCGAGCGTCTTTTTCGTTGGCTAAGGCTCAATCAGTGGATATCAGTCAAGACGCTGGGCTGGCTGCCCTTGACCTTGTTTGACAACACAATCAAGGTGATCCCGCGAGAAAAGTTGGTCGGCTTGCAGTGCTTTAGCGGGTTGGATTTGTCCTCAACAACCGATCTGACCGCCGAGGTCAACATTTTTCCGCCACAAGGATGGCTGACGCACTGGCATGTAATATTTGACCCGTATGTGCCGCGCGACAAGATCAAGGAACGCGTCGATCGTGACAAGGTGCCGATGGATCAGTGGGTTAAAGACGGGTTTGTGATTGCCACAGAGGGCGACGCGATTGATTATGATCTGATCGAGAGCAACATCAAAAACAAGGCGAAAAACTTATACAAATACAAAGTCTTGGGCCCCGACCCGTGGAATAGCCAAATGCTGACGCAGCACTTGATCTACGACGGAATTAATGTTGTCGAGGTGCCGCAGACGTTCGGCGGGATGTCGCCAGCGATGAAAGAGATCGAGCGCCTGCTCCGTAAAGGCGAGATGACGCACGAAAAAAACCCGTGCGCGCGGTGGTGCTTCGGCAATGTGCGCTGCTTGCAGGACAATAACGCAAATATCCGGCCGACAAAAAAACAATCGATCAACCGCATCGACGTGATGGTCGGATGGATTAACGCGATGGCCGTGGCGATGCAAAATCCGGTATCGGTATATGAAGGTAGGGGGCTTAGAGTGATATGAATTTTCTTGACAGGGCGAAGCTGGCCGCCCGCGCTTTATTTGGCGGTACGCCGCTATCGACCGGAAACATCGTGTATATGGGTGGAGATTCGTATTCCGGCGTGACGGTGACGGAGGATCGGGCGATGACCTTCGCGCCCGTGTTTGCCTGTGTGCGGATAATCTCGGAGGACATCGGCGCGCTGCCGGTACATCTGTACAAGCGCACGGACAATGGCCGGGAAATAGCGCGAGACCACCCTGTGGATAGACTCATGCGCGAGCCGAATCCGATGATGACCGCTTCGGTATTCCGCGAGACCATGATGGGGCATGTGCTCCTGTGGGGGAACTTCTATGCGGAGATCGAGTTTAACGCGAATATGGAGCCGGTCGCATTGTGGCCGCTTAATCCGTCAAATACAAAACCCATGAAAACCAAAGACGGGGATCTGTACTATCAAACATACCTGCCGGATGGAAAAATGAAGGACCTATACGACTGGCAGGTCTGGCACCTGATGGGCTACTCCACGGATGGCCTGTCTGGCCGCTCCGCAATCGAGATGATGCGCGAAACGGTCGGACTGGGCATGGCGGCGCAGGAGTTTGGGGGGCGGTATTTCGGATCGGGCGCGAATATGGGCGGGTTTTTCGAGACGCCCGGCACACTTTCGGAGCCCGCATACAATCGCCTAAAAACAGAAATAAACGAGCAGATGTCCGGGCTTTCCAAAGCGCACCGAGCGGTCATCTTGGAGGAAGGCGCAAAATTCGCGCGCAATACCATCCCCGCCAACGAAGCGCAGATGCTCGAAACGCGTAAATTTCAGATTGAGGATGTCGCGCGATTTTTCCGGGTGCCGCTGCATTTGGTGGGCGATTTGTCCAAAAGCACCAACAATAACATAGAACATCAGTCCATTGACTATCTTGTGCACTGCCTCCTGCCATGGCTGGTCAAAATCGAGCAGGTCAACGACCGCAAGTTGCTGATCGGGGCGACAGAGCGAGCCGAATATTTTTGCAAGCACAACATGGACGGGTTGCTTCGCGGCGACACGCAGACCCGATACGCGGCCTACGCTGTGGGCAGACAATGGGGCTGGCTGAGTGCAAACGATGTGCGGGAAAAAGAGGACATGAATAGGATCGAGGGCGGCGATACCTACCTCGTGCCGATGAACATGATCCCCGCTGATCGGCTTGGCGATCCACCCGACGATGAGGATTTTGAGCAGGGCGCGACGCGGCGCGCCGAGGTGAGAAGTGCCGCGAGTGATGACGCTATACGATACGCACAGGCGCGATTGGATGTAATCCACGCCGCTGAGGTGGCAATCAAAGACGCGCTGGAGGGCATTATCAACCTACACTGTGATACGCTGTCCGGTTACGTCCCGCTGATCGAGCAGGGCGCGCCGGACAAGTTCATGACCAGCGCGGCGGATTACCTGCTTGATCGGGCGCAGTACCAGCGGCTGTCATCCGCGCTGTCGAGTAGCATCCCACAGTTTGCGGTGCAGACGCGACAAATCCTGCAGGCTGAACTTGGCAATGTACTGGACGACATTGAGTACAAAAAAATCATTGACGGATTTATCAGCAGTGCCGCAAAAGATTATCCGGCGCGGTCGCTCGAACAACTCCGGCAAATTCTGTCGAGCAAAAAAAGTGTGGACGAAATCGCCGAGAAGATCCGCGCCCGCCTGCTCGACTGGCACAACAACCGCGCCTTGCAACTGGGCGAAAACAGCGCGGTCAAGCTGACCAATGAAATGACACGCAAAGCGGCGAAGAAAAAAGGCTATCGCGTGATATGGCAGGTAATGAGCGGCAGTCCGTGCCAATTTTGCGCAACGCTGAATGGGGTGACGGTTGACGCGGGCGATACCTTTAAGTCAACCAAAAAGGGGCACAAAAACCGATTAAACCCGCCGCTGCATAACGGGTGTCATTGTATGTTGGTGGTGGAGACGAAATAAGGGAGGTGGCAATCTGATCGAGATAGACAAGATATATTGCGAGGATTGCCTCGAGGGCATGAAGCGGATTGAGGATAAGTCGATTCCGCTGATCGTGATCGATCCTCCGTACAACATCGGCAAGGCCGCGTGGGACAAGATACCGCAGTACGTCGAGTGGATGGGAACCGTGTTTTTAGAGTGCCAAAGGGTGCTCAAGGATAACGGTTCTTTTTATTGGTTTCACAACGACATGCCGCAGATCGCGCAGTTGATGGAGTGGATCAGGGCAAATACTCGGTTTGTTTATAATAGCTTCATTATATGGGACAAGGGCGATTTTAGAGCGCAAGCGTGGAAGAATCCGAGCGCGGACAATAATCTGCGGTCGTGGTTTAGTACGTGCGAGTATCTGCTTTGCTATAACGTGTCAGATGGAGTACGAACGGCGTGGGATAAGACGGGATTGGAGCGCGTCAAGCTGGACGTTAATAACTTTCACACCCTGCGAAAGTATGCATATAACATGCTAAATTTTGCGGGGGGGGGGTACGAGCGAGTGGAGCGACTACTTGGAAACAGGAAAGCCGAGCACTTCTTCTATTGCCGCCCGAAGGAGTATCTTTAGCGACATCGGCGGCGTGGCAGACCACTTCACCCGATACGGTTCAACACAGTGGGCGCTTTGTACCCCCGAAACATACACGCGATTAACAGAATTATTCAACTTGAGATCGTGGGACGGCTACAGAGAATACGAGGACTTGCGCAGAGAATACGAGGACTTGCGCAGAGAATACGAGGACTTGCGCTATGTCCACAACCTCGACCAAAACCATAACAATGTCTGGCGCGTAACGTCTGGTAATACAGGCAAATACCATCCAACGCAAAAACCGACAGAGATCATCGAGCGGATAATTAAAACGTCAAGCAAGCCCGGCGATCTTGTGCTTGATTGCTTTATGGGTTCTGGAACAACCGCCATCGCCGCGCTCAACACAGACCGCCACTTCATCGGATTTGAAAAAGATCAGGGCTATTGCGAAATCGCGCGCAAACGCATTTCCGAACATACGGCGCAAGAGCGCATAAAGGAGGGGATCCATTGATCGTATCATCCGAGACCGCATCCGCTCTGGTCGGCGGTATTTTATCTGCGGCTGAGATCGCCGCATATCTGTCCGCCGCGCAGGAAATGTGCGAGAGCTACTGTAATCGAAAATTTGAGTACGCGACATACACACAGGCGTTTGACGGCGGCAGAAAAATCTATCCGCTGCGCGCCTACCCTGTGGAGGACATCACATCCGTCACGGTGGACGATGTAGCAACAACGGACTACACGGTCGATTACGACACAGGAGAGGTCTGCTTGGATATCCGCGCGCCGGACGGCAGGCGTAATGTGGTGATCGTGTACGCGGGCGGATATGCAGCGGACGAAATGCCCTACACAATGCAGCTTGCGGTCGCGTCGCTGGCGGTCGCTCTCCCCTCTCTGATGGAGGGAGGCGGGCAGTTATCCACAGGCAATGGCGAGCGCATCGGCACCTATCAGGCAGGATATACGCGCAACTCGGCATCGGACAACCGCGAGGGGCTTAAATTTATCTCACCCGTCACGGCGGCTCTGCTACGTGACTATAAGGGGCGGTGGCTATGAGTATACCAGTGTATCTGCTACCACACGCCATTACGCTTAAATGCGACAAGGGCGAGGATGCGTCTGGCGTACGGACATGGCAATCGTACAGTCTCACCCGCGCGCGGTGCGAGACACAGCAACAGCAATCTAATAATCAGATGGCAGGCACAGAGGATCGCGGCGCGATCAGGGTATGGATCGATAAAAAGCTCACCCGCGCCGGATCAGTTGCCCACACAGATCCTGCCGCATGGGAGGCGTTATTCAACAAGGCGACCGCCTACACTCTCCGAAACGGCGACCGGATCACATGGCGCAGCGCTGACTGGACGATCACAAGCGTTGCGGAATGCCTCGACCGATACGGACGGACGCATCATTTCGAGGTCGACGCGACCCGCGTGACGTAGGGGGTGATGATTTGTCCACTTTTGTGGTATCGATACAGGTTGACGTCAGCCTGACCGAGGCGCAGGTAGCGGAGGCGAGCGACAGGATACAACCGGAATTGGCGGATCGTGTGGCGACGGATACCAACGCATATGTACCGATGCGGACAGGACTGTTACGCTCGGATGTGTCTGTGGACGGCAACAAAATCCGCTACAACGCGCTCAATTCGTCCGGAAAGCCGTACTCCAAATTTGTCTATTACGGCAAGAAATACAAGCACTCAAGTGGCGGGCGCAAGTGGGGCGAAGCGGCCAAATCAGCGCACCTGCGTCAGTGGGTGGACTTTGTGCAAAAAAAATACGAGGAGGAGTTGAGGTGATTTTATGGCCGATGCGCCGGGCGGGACCGTTCCGGCTGCGACGGTAGCCGAGGCGGTACTGGACTACATCAACACAATGAGCGGGATACCCACAACCTGCAGGTTCGGAGAGCTGTCGGATAAAACGCCGGCTCTTTCTATGCAGGGGCAATCCCGCGCGAAAAAAGACAGGGAGTATCTGTCCGGTGCGTATGTAGCGGTCTACCCGTTCAAGGTGATCTACAAATCGCCGGACGATTCGACCGCCTCTAATCTGGCGGCGGACAAATTGCTCTGCGACATCGGGGCGCATCTTGAGGGCGCGACAATCACAATGCCGACCGGCATGACACTGTACCGTGTGGAGATGATCTCCGCGCCGGAAAGCTTAGGACTGACGGAAGGGGGGCAGGCCGTGCACGGAGCGGAGTATCAGATAACGTTTAAGCAATCGTGAGCATTGCGGTGCACGCGACGAGAGAGGGGATGCAGATGGAAAGAGAGATCCGGTATTTTGCGCCGGAAAAGATCGAGACGCGGGCGGATGAGTCTGGCGGTAAAAGCCTTGCCGGATACGCGGCGGTATATGAGCGCGATTCCGAGCTGATCTGGGGCGAGTTTATCGAGCGGATAGATCCGGGCGCGTTTAAGCGGACGCTGGAGGCCGGGCGCGACATCAAAGCGTTTTGGAATCACAACTCCGATTTAGTGCTCGGGTCCACGCGGGCCGGAACGCTCAAGCTGGAGTGCCGACAAGACGGGTTATGGTTTGACCTAAACTTGCCCCGTACGACATATGGAGCCGATGCTTTCGAGAGCGTCCGCCGAGGTGACGTGGCTGGCGTTTCGTTTGGATTTGAGTGCCGCGCGCACAAATGGGAGAAGCGGCAGGGTGTGGACGTGCGGACGCTGCTTGACGTTGAGCTCTACGAGGTCAGCCCGTGCGCGATGCCCGCCTACCCGGATACATCGGTCGCCGTGCGATCGCTTGAGCAGACGCGCAAAGAACAAGAATCACAAGACCAAAATGACATGCGCCGACTTTATCTGGCGCTCACAGAAAGGGAGATCATATGAAATCGATTGTCGAGATCCGCAAGGAGATCAAAACCCGCACGGACAAAATGGCCGAGATTTTCGGCGGAGCGGAGTTGGAAAACCGCAAGCTCAACGCTGACGAGGCGAAAGAGTTTGACAAGCTGCGCGGCGAGGTGGACGGCCTGAAAGCTGACCTTGAACACGAAGAGCGCAGGCTGGCACTTGGCAAGCCCGACGCGAAACCCGTGACCGGAGCGCGTGATGGTGCCGAGGAGCGCGGACGTGCCCTGAAAGAGGATCGCTCGGTGCTGCTGGATGCGACCGGCGTACTACTGCCTGGATACCAGGCGAACAACATTATCCCGACGTTTAACGAGGTCTCGACGCTGATCGACCGCGTACAGGTCAAAATGTTCAACGGCGGCGAGTCTTTCCAGCAGCCCTACCTTGCCGGGTACGGTGTGGCAGGGTACGCGACCGAGGGTGGTAATCCCAACACCGCCGAGCCGACGTTCGGATCCGTCACGATCGGCAAAACCAAAATTGCCGCGTATGCCGAGAACTCCAAAGAGTTGGTTAAGCTGCCCGCTGCGAACTACGAGGCGGAAATCGTGCGCGGTATTACCGTTGCGATGCGTAAATACATCACCGGTCAGATCCTGTTTGGTGATGGTGAGACCGGACACTTCACCGGCCTGTTTGACAACGGCGCGACCGCTATTGACGCGGCCACCGACATCGACATTGCGGATATCACCGAAGATACGCTGGATGAGATCATCTTTTCGTTTGGCGGCGATGAGGACGTTGAGGATGTAGCGGTGCTGATCCTTAACAAGATCGATGTCAAGGCGTTTGCGATGCTCCGCGACACGCTCGGCAAAAAGGTATACGAGGTTCGCGCGCGCGGTAATGCCGGAACAATCAACGGAGTGCCGTACATCATCAACTCAAACTGCGAGGCCATTAAGGACCCCGCGACCACATCCGGACAGTACGCGATGGCGTACGGCCCGCTGTCCAACTACCTCATGACCATCTTCTCGGACATGGAGATTGCCCGCTCGACCGACTTCCTTTTCAAAACCGGAATGATCGCCCACCGTGGAGAGATCTACGCTGGCGGCAACGTCGTGGCGAAAAACGGATTCCTGCGCGTAAAACGCACTTAAGGAGGGGTGACATTTGGCCCGAGTAGGATTTAATTACGCTCAGCCCCACCGGATCAAGACGGATGCGGGATACTCGATCGACCAGTCGTTTATCGCGCACCTGCACATCCCTGCCGCTACGGCTGAGGCGGCTGACACTGACGGCATAATGGCGGCGACTAATCTCGCCGCCGCAGTACAGACCATCACAACCGGGCTTGGCGCGCCCGCATGGCCGCGCAACGTCACGATCGACTGCTCCGCGTCTGGCGTTACCAGCAACGTCAAAATCACCGGAACCAACTTCGCGGGCGAGGCGATCGACGAGACCATCGCGCTCAACGGCACGACGGCAAAAGCGGGGACAAAAGCGTTTAAGACCGTTACCAAGATCGAGCTGCCGATTCAGAAGCACGCGCCTGAGCTGCAGGTTGAGACGGCCACGGCGGCGGGTACGGTGTCCACAGCGGGCAACGCGGCAGTGACCGTTAAGTCGGCGCTGTTTGATGCGGATGAAGTGGTCGATGTGCCTGTCGAGCTCGGTGACGATGCCGCGGCAATCGCGCTGGCAATTCGGACGGCACTGGCGGCCAACGAAAACATCGCGGAGCATTTTACTGTGTCAGGCGAGACCGATGCGGTTATACTGACCGCCAAAGTGGCCGCCACAAACGACGATACGCTCAACATCGCGATCGCGGACGGATCCGGCGAGGGCGCGTCCGTGGGAGTGACCACGGCGGCCACATCTGCCAATACCACGCCCGGTGTCGCGCCAGATCAGGTGTGGGTAGGCTGGGGTGACGTGTTCGGCCTGCCGTACACGCTCGACCACAACACGGTGGTCAAGAGCTATTTCGATAACGCGGCTGACAGCATGACCATACAGACTGACGCAACGGCCATCGAGAGCAACACATTCTCAATGACCGGCACGGCCAACGGGGAAAAGAACATCGACATCTACCTGATCGTATAAGGAGGGAGGAATATAATGGCAAACAGAGATCAAGCGATCTTAATGATCAATACCGGCTCGACAGGCTCTCCGATCTGGAAGCGGTTCGGCGACGGACTGACCGACGGCACGATTGCCGCGACGCCCAAAACGTACACGCGCACCTACATCGCGGATAACAACGCGGTGACGGATGTCACCGGATACGAGCCGAAGTTTAATTATTCCGGTGACAGGATTGTGGGCGACGCCGCGCAGGATTATGTTGCGACGCTTTTCCGGCAGGTCGGCTCGGCGGCATATACCGAAATCCTGTACTACAATACATGGGACGAGGTATCCGCAGGCGTCTACACGGCGTACAAGCAGGATGTCACCGTACAGGTGGACAATCCCGGCTCGGGCGCTGCGGGCGACGAGGCTAAGATCAGCGGTGTGATCCATTTCCGGGGCGCTGCTGTCGAAGGCACATATACTGCCGCAACCGGCGTATTCACCGCCACGACCGGCGCGACATACCTGACCACGTTTGTGATCACCAACGGCGCGGGCGCGACCTTAACCATCGGCGGCGAGACCTACACGGCAGACGCAAACGGCGTTGTCGGTGTCGCTCTGCCGGCTGGTACGCACGACTACACGATCATGAAAGCGACCTACACAACCGGCACCGGGACTGCAACCGTCAGCACGGCGGCACAGATCATCGAGGTCACGCTGGTATCGGCATAATCAGACTGGCGGGGGCGGGGTAATTCCCGTCCCCATTTTTTAAGGAGGCAATATATGGCGGCGCTGAAAATCAATATCGACAAACCAAAAGCGCGTGAATTTGAAATCAACGGCGTGACCGTAGAGATAAACCCGATGGAC